GTTTTCTATGTTCCAGAGATAGGAGTTAACTCTGATGCTAACTTAGAATTATCTGAAACAGATATGGAAACATTAAAAATCTTTCAAGAGTCTATTGATATAGAGAATGCAGAAGTTGTAGATGCTTACAATAGTGCAAAATCTAAAAAGATGAATAGTTCTGATAAGGTAGATGCCCAGATCATAAGTGATGTGGATGATGAACTCCCAGAACAAATATTATCTAAATAATAGACTATACTACTGGATACTTTATGGAGTTAAAAAATATAATTAAGAGTGATTTTAATCACAGCTTTAGTTCTATTAATAAATTCAAACATAATCCTAGTGAATGGCTTGTACATTATGGGTTAGGTCTAAAGGTATCTAGTAGTCCTGCCATGGTTAGAGGTAATCTTGCAGAGTTTGGTGCATACTATAAAATAAAAAAAGGTATGATGCAGAAAGATGATAAGCACTTTGAGAAGTTGATAACTCACAAGTTTAAGAAGAATAATTTTTTTAATGTAGAGAGTGAGATATCAAACTCAATAGAGATAGCTAAAAAGTTTGAGGAGAAATTGTACGAGAGACAGCTCAGAAATATAGTTAGCTATCAAAAAGAAAAGGTAGAAAAGATTGATGGTCTTAAGTATCCAGTAAGATTGTTTACGGACTTTGAGTATGACAACTTAATAGTTGATCTTAAATCTACTTTGAGATTACCTACTAAACCAAAGATTGATCACATTAGACAGCAAGCATTGTATTCTGTGTTGCATAACAAACCTATAGCATTATTATATGCTACACCTAAAAAGTCTTTGTGGTATGATCTAACAAAAGAAGATGTTAGTAATGGTTATGATGAGTTAGTTAGAGATTTTAAATCTTTAGAAAATTATATTGATATGTGTAATAATAGTATAGAAGATGCTATAAAAATTACCCCTCTAAATACTGATCCTAGCCCTTTTTATTGGGATAGTAGTATTAAACAAGCGGCTACAAAAGTATGGAAAAGTATAAACAAATAATTAATTACAGGTTTCCTTGTTGGAAAAAGAGGTTTAATGGTGGATAGTTTGAGGGGTCTATTCACCATTGACTCTTTCAATGTTTATAATATGCATTTATATTTTGTTGTATTTAAAAATAAAAAAGATAAAGACTATAAATTGTTTACTAATACTTTATTTGATAGAGAGAAAGAGGCAGAGGATTTTGGTAAAAAAAGTATGAAAAGAGGATTTGTACATAAAGTTGTAGAGTATAACAACGAAAACTATAATAGGTATTGGGATGAAAAAAAAAGATAAGATTAGTGTTATTAACTCAGTCAAGGTGATAGTTAGCCCTTGGCAAA